ACAGCGGCACCCCATAGATTCCTTCGTGAGAAAGAATTTCTTGTGTTATTAAGTGCGCTATTATATTGCATATTTGATAAGTCAGCCTGCTCTTGGTAGAACGGCTTATATTGTGCCCCAACAGACTGTCGTGCAGCTTGCTGTTGTTGTGGACTCCAAGAGAAAAGCTGAGGAGTCTGTGGCTTCTGCTTGTAAAAATCATTTATGAATTTTATGAAGTCCTGGTTTGCCATGAATTTCCTTTATAAAAAATACTGACGGCATCTCGCCCTCAGTTCCTCTGTGGGATTTTTAGATATTATAACACTTTTAGACACAGACTGTCTATATATTGAGATGTTTGATAACAGCATTGAGCCTTTCATCAGCACTTAAATTCTCGTCTTTTATCTTCTCGATAAGCTTGGCACGTTCTTGTTTGAACCTCTCCCTGGCCTCTTCCTGCGCTGCCTTTTTAGCCTGAATTTCGGTATCTGGTATGCGTATGAACTTCTTACCATCAAACCTATGGTTTTTCACTGAAATATGCGGTTTTCTCGTGTCTTCTAAGTCTCGTGCCCACTTCTCAAGTTTATGCCCAAGGCCGATATTAACCTCTCCCAGAGCTCTTCCAGGAAGCGATATAGATACACCGTTATCTTCGAATCCTTCAACAGTACCAACAATCTCGTTAGTATCTTTGTCGAAGTAAATTTTCATGAAATCCTCTCAATAAATATGTAGTACTTTAGTGTATATGATCCACCTACAGCTGCGCTATCCTGTCCATACACACGAAGCTTTGAACTGTCCATAAATGGATCTATCCCCGTGCTTCCATCAAGAAGTGCTGTTGGCGTTCTTCGTAGTGTTGTTCCATCAACAACGAAGACTATGAACGCTGGGACATATCCAAGGGAATGAGACACGTCAACGTGGTTCTGCGCTCCACCAGTAAGGGTTAGGGTAGTCGTACCAGCGGCATATACTTTGAAATTGTTAAAGGCGGAACTATACACAAGCTGCGTGTCTGTAGCAGTTTTAACGTCATATCCTGTTTTTGACACTCTAGCGCCATAATCTCCCATTATTCTGCCTCATCCTTAAAGAGATAGTACTTTAGGTATCTGTTCTCTGTACCAGCAGAAAACATATTTTCGGCAACAAGCTGGAGATATGTCCCGTCGGTGTATGCATATGACATTTCATAGTTCGGGCTTGCATAGAATTGAAGTCCACCAGAGTTTGAGTAGTGCCAAAATCCATCATCACCATCGTTGAATACCATAAATGCTGGAGCATAGGATAAACCATGAGCAACACTCGCGAAGTCAATGACGTCCACTGGGCTCACGCTTATAGTCACGGTTCCAGTCGCATATGCCTTAAGAGTATTAAACTTACTAGAAAAGATAAGATTATTATCTGTTGCTGTAAGTACATCGAATCCTGGTTTAGCAATTTTGAATCCGTAGTCAGCCATTTATGTGTCCGATCTATCAACAAATATATAGTAGTACATGTCTAGGTTTCCAGTCCCAGAAAATATCCCCGTTGATATATAGATATTCAAGTTGGTGTTATCGACTGTTGCGTCACTTGTAGCGTATGCAACGCCATCGTTAAAGGGGAGCTGAAAACGTCTCCCACCGCCAACAACACTGTCAGAAAAAACAAGAAACGCAGGTTTATACCCAAGGTTATGAGCCACAGTAACGGTGTAGTTGTTTGAAGGTGCAACTGCTTTGTGTATCGCCCCTTGCGCGTATATCTTGAACGAATTGAGCTTTGACGACATAGACATATTTTCGTCAGCAGCCGTTAGAACATCAAATCCAGTCTTAGAAACCTTGAAACCATAGTCACCCATTAGAAACCTCCAGCGAGGTACCCCAAGAGAACACGATCATTCGATCCGTCGTTAATAATGATCCTCTTGCCGTCAAGGTCGAAGTATGTCTGTTGGTCGGTAGAGTAGAGAACACCGCTTACGATTCTTCCAGCGTTTATCTCAGCTATTTTTATGGTTGTAATAGCGCCATCCTGGACTTGAGAATTGAATTCCGAAGCAGTCATGTACTGTGAACCAGACGGGCTCACCTTGTCAGTAAGATACTTGTCATAGCCTTCGTCTACCCAGTTTGTTTGGAGGTCGCTCATTCAACGTCTCCTAATTTACCAATCATGTATTCTCCCATGCATGTATAACCTAAAATGTTTGGTTGGTCTGCGCTTGAATTTGAGGAAAACATAAGCCGTATATTTTGTCCCTTTGTTCCTTTTGGAAACCACAGCTCATGTACGGACTTCCACACTGTCCCAAGTGGCTTAAAGTCCTTAAAATTCACTGAATAGAACACGTCAATACCTGGTTTTGCAACTGACTCAAGGCGGATGCTTATTCTATGAAATTCCTTCTCAAGATGTGGCGCGTTGCATGTTTCTACGGCAGACTTCCACTTAAACGGGATAGCAGTACCATTGTCGGTGTTTCCAGTCTTGAACCTGTATACTTGTCCGTTGTCATTTCCAAAGTATCCATACTGTGAGCTTGAGTCTCCGCTGGTTAGAACAGCTCCAACCTTCACGACGTCATTCATTGATTTGTAGCTCCAAACGTTCAGGTCATAATCATAAATAAGAAGGCAGTTCGTTACTCCGTTCGATGTTCCTATGTAGAGGTAGTAATAGTTGTCGTATGACCAACCAACGCAAGCAGTAAGATCAGAAATTCCGTTAATGAAATCAGATATTTGTTTCGATATTCGTATTGGCTTTCCACCGTCAGTCATCATTACGCCTTTATGCGAAAGAAAGAATGTCTTGTCATCAATGGTCGCTATAGACCTTGGAGCGCGGCAACCAACGTTCGTGTTCAACGTAACTAACGAAAATGTATCCCACTTCCATGTTGAGTAGTTCTTAAATACAATCAGTGAGTTGTTGTTTACAGCTCCACCAGTGATCTCATCTCCAACACCAATATTCGTAGCAACATCCTGAAAACCCGCTGTGTTATCAGATGCAGGTGTCCATGTTTCAGTGGTGCCATCGCTTGACCATTGCATACGAGACGTATGACCAGATACGTTCAGCATGTACACCTTGTTGTCGAATGTAAGGACGTATTTAGCCGTTGGAGGGCTTCCGCCTAGCGAAGACCATGTCTGTCCATCAGAAGACTTCTTTGGGGCATCAAAACCGTTTACAAGTATGAATGTATCAAGATGTGAGGCAAGATATGCCTGCTTGTTTGCCGTAAGATTGGTTATATTCGAAGCAGTCCATGTTCCACCACTTAGATAAAATATGGTTTGATTGTGCACAGCGACAAATACAGTTCCGCCAGATATGTTTTTGCAGTCATAAAGACCAGAAACAGCGGAAGTCCCCATATCGCTTCCGTACGTTTCGTATCCTGGAAAGCGTCCAAGTGAACCTATCTCTGAGAAGTCAGCGTTAAGAGCTTCACGGCATTCACCCTTTTTATTCATGTATGGGTTTACTGCTGTGTTGTACCCTTGTCCAAGGTTATCGATTGAGAATAGTACTTTCATTGATTACGTCCATAGATCATAATCATTGATAATTTGTACACGTTCATTCGACGATGGGTCTCTGTCAGCGAGGCTTTTAATCATCATGGCCTTTCCTTCATCAAATGCCGCTTTGTAATCGCGTGATCTTGGATCAGTATCAGAAAGATGCGCTCGGTATAGTGCGTAGTTAACAACAACTTCTTTGTAGTCTCGCAAGAAGTATGGTAGTTCGTCGCCTTCATAGCGAAGTGATGGGATTCTTCGGTCATACCACACTTTTGCACCAGCTGTTACGGCAGCATTTGGCACTGGTCTAACTCCAAGAACATTATCGCGTATGTAGTAGAATGGCGCACCTTGTGAATAGTTTGCGTTAGGTATGTCATCGCGAATTCTCATAGGGGTTGCTTTGACGTAGTCTACGCCATTAAAAGAAATCCAAATGTTTGATAACTTCCTAAAGTCATCTGGTAGTTTGTACTCAGATACCGTAGGGACAAAGTTTATCGTTGTGTATGCGCTTAGGTAGTCTTCCTGTACATCAGAAACAACGGAACTAAGAAGGTCGCGAACAACGTTATTAACATCTATATCAATCTCATCACGTGTTCTTCGATGTTCGTCCTCGTCCTGGAGCTCACTAAGCACTTCATCCTCGATTGCTCGGAGACTAAAATCACTAAAACCAGAGAGTTCAGAAGCAGCAACGATTGAAGAACGAGAAGACGCAAGCGTAGTTGTCGAGTTATAGTACTCGGTTCGGTAGTAGTCTTCACTCAAGGCGTCCGTGTCATCCCATTGTGTGTATTGTTGATCTGGTCTGATGCTTACAGTGGCTTGCGAAGAAAAGCTAACAAGTGCATAAGAAGCAGAAGAAACAGTGTCATCTGTGTAATTCTCCGTTAATGTGATCTGTGTCGTTGAGTCAACGCTTTTAATGTCATACCACTTACCGTTGAGCAATAGGGCATAGTCGGTGGTGATTGATCCCCAGCTCGTACCTGATCCTGTTACAGTTGCTGAGTTCTTCGTAATCGAGATAGTTCCTGTAGTGTATCGGGCAGACCAGTCACCTAAGTAGAACTTAACTTGGTTATATTTTATATAGGTTACTGGAGTATTTACTGCATGTGCAAAGTCAACAGTATCAGACGCGAAACTCAACGTAGTTGTTCCACTGGTTCCTGATATCTTATCAATGGATGTTCCTTCCTGACCAAGAAGACCAACCACAGCGTAGTCGTTTGTTGCAAAGCCAGAGTTATTAGCAACCGTGAGGCTTGTTGCTGCAGCAGCAGAAGCAGCGGTAAGGTACGTGCTTGGCTCGGATATTGATGGATGTGGAGCTTTAATAATCATTTATGCTGCCTCATAGTTAAAATTCAAGTGGAATTCATCACTTGTTGTCCAGGTAAAAGGGACAGTCGATGTTATCGTACCACCAGTAATGTTCGATCCAGTCACCGCAAGATTTTGGAAGAATACGTTAGTAGTATTGAAGTAGTTTACAAAACCCTTGAATTGGTTTGTTCCTGTATCTTGCAGGTTAGCAAAACCAAGTGGGGCGTGGATAACATAAGTAGCAGAAGTAATCGGGAGAGATGCTTCTGGAGTATTTCCCATCGATGATGTGCTTCCTAGTATCACTCGCATACGTACAGATACAGTTTTTCCAGACATTCTAAATGTTGAATAAGATATTGTCCCATTCCCAATAGTGAAGTTTGTGAATGTTGGTGTGTATGAAAATGTTGATGGAAAACCAACTGGTGTGTCTACATGCGAGTAGTAGTTCGCAGAGATAGCAGCGTTAGCAACGCTATAGTCTGATCCACCAGTAACAGTCAGAACGGTGTCGGCAACTCCCGTTACAACAAAATACTTCACAGTTGTCTGTGTGAGCTTAATTCGGTCTCCAACAGCATACTTAGAAGCAGCACCAGATGGTACGGTGATGGTTGTAGCAGATGCGTATGTCCAGGTTGCGTTTGCAGAAATCCACCCATCAACAGTGCCTTGTAGCAATGGGCTTGTGAGCGTTTTATTTGTTAAAACCTCACTTCCAGTGAGTGATACGGCCTTATCAGAACCAGTAACGCCTCCAAGCTTGTAATCATGGCTTGTGGTGACAGCGGAAGAATCAGCTCCAACCTTCGCTTCGAGTGCTTCAATTTGAACAGAATGGTTATTGTAACCAGTTGAGGTAATTTCAGTAGCGCCTGTAGCAACAGAGTTTGAGTCGAGAGATGTTGGGAAATTTGTTGATCCTGACGCCATTTTAGTCCTGTGTTAGTGAAACATGAGATCTTTTATGTTCAAACGATATTTTTGCTCTTTCTCCCATAAGCGCAGTGTTTCCAAGCTGGTCAAACAGAGTACCTGAGTCAAAAAGATAACCAGCGTCGAAGAATATTATTTTTCCAGATTCGGTATTCTTCCCCGCTGTGTCTATAAATATTCTTGCTTTATCGTTATCCTTAAATGCCATTAAAAGTACGCGCTTCGTGTTAATAAGAGAGATTCTTCCTCGTGGAGCCTGTGCATCTTTCTATCCATGTCTTTTTCTACTTCTGCGTTGTGGTCATCCAATGCTTGCACAAAGTTTGGATGCCTCCATGAATCCATCTCATAGAGCTTTGCAAGGTGCTTGTAATTTGGTCTTGAGAAATTTCCATTGTCATCTTCGACAACAAGGATCTTACGTGGCATATACTTTCGGTCTCTACGGTATATGACGTATCGCTCAAGGCTTTTATCCAACACAACATACAAAGCCCTATCGAGACGAGACATTTGGTTTATGAATACTTCAGAAACCATCATGGGTTATTTTTTAACCTTTTTAGCAACTTTCTTTGGTTCTTCTTTTACTGGTTCTTCTGTCGCAACAACGACATCGGCTTCCAGCTTAAGACTTGGGCTTGAGTTAACAATGTTGACTGCAACGCTTTCGGTAAAATTTTTCTTTTCACCTGGAGCAAATGCAACCTGAACTCCATCCCACATAACCATTACTGGTTGACTAGATACGTTTACTACAACGTCTACACGTCCTGCCATGAATTCCTCTTAGTTATACTTGTAAGTACTCTTGTAGGTAACAATGTAGTCATCAGCAGCATCAACGGTTTGGCTTGGTCGAATGCAGTGTCGTGAAACAACAACTGCTGTTGAGTCAACGTCTTCCTGTTTCGAAGTACCAGCATCAATCCAGTTAATTGCCTTCACGTCAGTAACAGCAGCAATTTTTGCTGGAAGTCCAAATGAAGCAACGTCAGCGGCAATAGCGTAACCAACGGATGCGGTATCGCTAGCGGCCTGGTTAGCTGGGGTAATGGATACTGATGTAATTTCTGAGAAGATCTGCGTTCCAGCTGTAGTAGCTGCAACGTTGTAATCAACAAAGATGCTTTCGCTTACTGTGTTTCCAAACTGATCTTTTCCTGTAACAACAAAAGTTGCTTCCAAGGTAGTACCAGAGTTATCAACCAATGTGCAAAGCACGTTTCGTGGGTAGTCACAGCGTGAGCGAGCAATCGTTGCGGCTGCAACTGTTCCACCAGAAATGCTTTGGGCATTTACGATTGCGGAAGCAGAAGCCGATGGCTTCATAATAACGTATTGCTGTCGAGCACGGAGTGCTGTCGAGGACAAGCCGTTAGAATGAATATTTCTATCTTGAATTGCCATATATTCCTTTCATAGTTTTCCCCTCATAAGTATGAGGATACTGATTATTTGTGAGCCTCCGGGGGTTTGATTTTAAGATGGACTCCCCCAAACATCTGTTTCAAGAACGCTTGAGTCAATTACTGTACGAACGACAATGCACAGTTCTTGAATGGCGCATTCGTTCCAAGGTTTGCGTAGTAGAACAATGTTGCTTCGTAAGCGTCATATCCTGCTACCTGTCGGAGAACAGCACCGTCTTTATCAGCCCAAGAAATAGGAGCCATCTCGTAAAGTTCGAGCGTGCTCTTATCAACAAAGTAAGCTGTGTAAGGCGTGCAGTCTCGGTCAGCTACCAATGGAACACCGTTGAAGTCAAGGGACTTGAAGCCACCTTTGAGGTCGGTTGTGTTCATGTAGCGCTTATCAGGAGTCAAGAGTTTGCTGTAAGCATCTCGGACTTTGTATGAGCAAAGCACGAATGATACTTCACCGCTCTGTTGTTCAACCAATGAGTACGAATCTTGCATCATACCTTCGGTCAAAGTTGCAGGGGATGCAGCAGAACCCTGATCATTTACCTGGCTCTTCCAGTAGCTGTTACCAGACGTAGATCGAGTGATTGCTTGCAAGGTGTCAACTCGTCCACCGTCGTCAACGATTCCACCAAGACCCATCATTTCAGAAGCAGCAGCATCTTCTCGGAGGAAGAAGCCGTTGTCATCGTGACCAGAAATCGTAGAACCAGTGATTTGTGTAGCTGAGTTAACAGATGTTACAGAAGCCGAATCAACGTCGATTGTGGTGTAAGTAGTAGCGTCACCAACGTCAACTTTCATACCAGCAACGAAGTATTTGGTTGCTGCTTCTTCTGCAAATTGGCTAGAAGGATCAGTAAAACCAAGACCCAAGAGAGAGTCAAGAGTCCAAGTAGTCGTTTGTGAAGAACCATTTACGAGTGCGAGTTTACCAGTTCCATCTCCACAAGCGAGCTGTCGGTTAACGTCTTTTCGCATAGCGTTGGTTACTGCGCTCATTTCATGCTCAAGAGCAGAAATTGCAGCACCTCGGTCGTCGCGGCTAGCCCAGATAACTGGTCCAGACACTTCGATACGTCCATAGTTGTACTTCATGTACACTTGTGAAGCTTCGAGAGCTGAGTAACTCTTTGCTGGAAGTGGGTTACCTTCAGCTTTAGCACCTACTGAAGGGTGGATATTTTTTTGAAGTGTGATTTGAGCAAAACGTCCTGAAGTGTTAATTCGCTTCGCGTCACCTTTTTCAAGGTTCGAAAGCAACATAGACTTCGATTCGAATTGTTCTCGGATAGCTGGCTGGTAGTCATTGCGGAGTGCATCGTCAAAGTATGTACCCGCTGAACCAACTTGCTGACCCGTTAAAACTGTTGCAGCCATTGTGAGTCCCTAAGTTATTAATCTTCGTATAATTGCTCTCTGGCTAGGGCAGCGGCTCGTGCTTGCTTGAAGTCTTTTGGAACTTGTTTCTCTGGCTCTTTTGTTCCGCTCGACGCACTTCGTTCTGAGAACGTAGCAGGTCGTTTACGGGAAGTAGCGTTTCGAATCTTCCATTCGTCAAGTGCACTTTCGTGCATTGCTTTATAAGCTAATTCAGGATCAGGGATATTTCTTTCATCAGCATATCGCAGTACTTCTTCCCACTTAAACTGTGGTCGTCCGTCGCTGCCATTATACTTTTCAGAAAGATCCTTTACACGTGCTTCTAAGCGTGCATCTTCGAGGATTTTTCGTTTCTCCTCTTCTATGTCATGCTTCCAGAGTCCCTGGAGTTTACTCTTATAGTAGTCATCAGAGATGAGCCTATCTATAACCTTTCGGCGTTCGAGTTCCTCTTGAGGGATATCCTCTTCACGTTTACCGTCCTGTTGCTTTTTAAGCTGCGCAAGCTCTTGCGTTGCCTTAGTGAAACCTTTGGGAAGTTCTTTGAAGTCGAAGTTAGGAAATTCCTTCTTCAGCTCCATGTACTCTTGCCCAGCTTTGATAATTTCAGGATCAACTCCTTCGTTATCAGGTGTGGTATCTCCACCCTCTTGTCCCTCGACTTCTGCATAAAATGCAGTCTGGTCTTCTGACATATTCAAACTCCTTTTTTGACCTCTATTCGTGGTCTAGTTGGGTTACCAACCTCCGCGAAGTAGTCTAGTCATTAAGTTTATAAAAATAATCCGCACGTGAGCGTGTGCGGGTTATTCCCCTGTGATATTGGGTTGCCAATATTATACCACAAGTAAACTGAGTTGCAAATTATTTACTGAGTGCGCGCTTGTATGTTGATTGTGAGAAGCCACCACTCTTTGCTTTTTTCACTTCTCCTGCGTAACTTTTACCGTTAATGAAGCAGATGTGAATGTACTTCCCACCAGAAAGCTTTTTGGTTCGAACTCGACCACCATTTTCCCGACACATATCGAAGTCTTTAGGCATAATATCCTTCCGACCTTAGCAACTTAAGCTCCGTAACCCAGTCGCTTACCTTATTTAATGTATGTTCTTGTTTCTTATGACATCTAGCGCAAAGTGTTATGAGGTTCATTTCATTATCATCATGCGTAATTCTCCATGGAACTATGTGATGAACGTACAGTTTTCCTTTATAGTGACATCCCTGACATTCATAACCATCTCTTTTACGCACTAATTCTGCCTTCTTTCTCCATTTAGCATTATTAACACGAGCTCTGCTCATCGATGTAATACCACCTTTCCATAGGTGATTCATTTTTCCCGTAGGGTATACTCTTTTTTCAGCTAATGATAAATTGGAACATTTATATCCACAGTATTTTCTTGGGCTACTTTTGATATAGGTAATACGTTGTTGGCATCGTTCGCATATTCCAATAATTTTGTTAGGTATAAATCTAGTATTCAAACCTATTTTTATACAATGCGCCCGGCGATCGAATGCTGCTGGCATATGTTTATAGATCGTTAATTATAGCGGCTTGTTTAACCCAATTCGAACCATCGAATACAAACTTCGTGTACCAGTTCTGAGCACTCGCATTGTTGATAGACAGAAGCGTAGATCCACCAGATCCGTTTCTTACAACAATAGTTGGGTTAGTTGAAGCCGCCTTTTTGATATAGAGTTCAAACTGGCATCCCTCAACCTCCCCAGCACTCTTAATAAGATCAATATTGTAGGTATATGCACCACCACCGGCAGCAAAGTCGTATCGTTGCTGTGAGTCATTGGTTCCTACGGTAAGCGTTACAGTTGTTCCAGAAGATACCTGTGCAGAAGCCGTTACGCGTCCCATACCAATTTGCATACCATCAGCAACTGCTTGCATTCCATTAAGCGTATTGAATGCAATTTTCTGTGTTGTAACACTTCTAAACGAGATATTCGTATTGGTTCCTTGAACTGATAGTGTAATTCCACCATGAGTTCCAGTTCCTGTAGCTGCACCACCAGTTAAGTTGATGCCACCACCGTTCTTATCGGTTCCGTTTCCATCTCCAGCAACAATCGACATGGACTTTCCATTGTCATTAGTTATTTGCTGTCCAGCAGCAAATGCCATGTCGGAATTAAGCGACATAACATTGCTTGCCCACCCAACTCCTCGGAATATGATCCCTATTTTGGATGCACTTCCAACGTCCGAACTAAGTGGTATTCCTCCTGAGTTAGCAAGATCAAATATCGCTCCAATATAAGCCGGACCAGCAGTATCACTAGCATGAGGAACAAATGTAGCATGGAATCCAAATACATTTCCAGCTCCTGTTGCAGCTAACCCGTTAGACACAAAACGAGCATGGAAAGCATGAAAATTTGCGGCTGCTAGATCATAACTGGCAGAAAAAGTAGTATTTGAATAGAAATACTGCGTATCGGTAGCAGTTCCAGTTGGAGTATTCGTTAAAGTAACCTTTTTAATCGCCAGTGTTTGTGGGATTATGTCCGCAAACGGTGTGTGTGATGTTCGTGCCATTTAATCCTCCTTATTCGGAAAAATAAACAAATGCACAAGAATCACCGCTCGTGTCACAGTCAACGTAAACATCGTTAAGGTCTCCAGCAGGTAGGCCAGTTGACTGTCCTGGAGGGAGTTCAATCCCTCGTTTACCAGTCTTGCTTACAGTAGAAGAACCAACGTATACAGAACCAGTATTGTCGCTGTGTCCTTGGATGAGTATATAGACACACTTGGTTGCCTGTGAGCCAAGCGCCTCAGCAGTACCAGCAGTTGTAACGGCTTTTGTGCCATCTCCAGCTATTGTCATTATTTTCTCCTTATTTTATAAAAATTGTCATTATTTTCTCCTTATTTTATAAAAAAAGAACCACACACCATGTGGGTTCTTCCCGTTAGTCTACTATATTATACTACTTTTTTTCAGTTTTTCCTAATCCAGTATCTTCGTATACGGCCTTTATAATAATAGGCTTAAATTCCATCATGTTGGCATCAATAACTTTTTTTAGAAGCGTAACGTCATCAGCATTAACTTCCAATTCGTCCTTCGCATCATGTATTGCTTGACCAATGTGCATAAGCGAAACAGAATCGGCTGTTGGGGTTTTCTGTTGGTAACCAAGCATACAGAGGTTTTCAAAAGCGGCTTTAATGGTGAGGGACGGAGAGTCTGGTGCTGGTGTCATCTTCACCTCGTTGCCATCGAAATCTTTAATAACTTTACTTAAGTTAACTAATTTCATTTTTTTTCTCCTCTAGTGCATCAATTTCTGCTTGAATACGAGCTTTTTCTCGCTCATCTTCAGCGGCAGCAATTTGTGCTTTTTTAACATCTATTGAAAATTGTATTGTGTCGAGTGACATTTTTATACCATAAAATAAATTTAATATCAAGCCTCTTCTAGCACAAGATAAAAGTTATCAGTACCTGGATTATTGGAGAATTGTAGATACGCAGCGTTTGTTGGTGCAGCCGCCAACTTTTGTAGCGTCAATTTCTTTATGGTAGTGTCATCGTTCGGAGCAGTATCAGTTGTTTGATCTGATGAAAGCGTTAATGCTCCAGTCTCACCAGTAATAGCGAATGTTGTGTTGCCACTGTTGCCCTGTGTAATTGTAAAGTCGGGAGTATAGGGGAGTTGCGTAATAACGGCTGCTGTGGTGTAGTTGTCTGCTGCTGGAGTTGTGAGCGTAAGAGTTGCAGCTTCTCGGTTAATAGTAATTACAGAAGTCGTCGTGCTCTTAGCCGCTTCAGTGATAGTTACCGTTGCTCCAGTTGTAAAGTTTCCCAAGAACGTGAAGCCATATCTTGGCTCTATCGTAGTACCGTCAAGTGATACAGTCGTAGCCCCTGCTGTTATAGATGCAGACGGGTTGGCAGTCGCTGACCCAACATTGTGACTTCCTATGGTCACGTTGTATTTTATATTATGGTTGACTCGGAACACGTCACGACCAGAAGAGTCACCTACAACCTGAATTGAACCACCACGTGTTTGTTGGAAAATATCATCGGCACCTGCATCGGTATTTGGCATACCAATGCGCAAACCATCTTCTGCAAGAGATGAAATTTGTCTGAGCCTACCCGTTCCTGCATCCAATAATCTTGTGTCATTGATAGCAAAACCACCCGGACCACGCAAAACGTTTAAAGCAATCCCAGTAGATACGGACTTTGTAAGTCGTATCTTACCGTGAGCAAGCCATATTCTCTCATTTCCATCCTCATCGGTAAGTTTCATTCCTTGGGCACTGTATCCCTCTGACGTATTGATCCCAAGTCCTGTTAGGTATTTATTAATTGACTTCGCAGTTACGTCTAGGAAGTTAGAAACATATTTAAAGGAACTTGTATCGTTCTTTTGAACAACAGACGTATGGGTCATGTCTTGTTTAAGGACTCTGTCATTGTCGTTGCATCCCTGTTTTCCGATACTTGTCGTAAAGGTAATATCATTTCCTGATATTGAATCTATTTCTAGGTCATAGATTGATTCGTACCATGTAAAAGCAATGGCATTGAGTACCGTTGCCTCTATCGTTACCTTATCACCGACAGAAAACCCAGAGGCATCATCCACTGTTACTGTGGACACCCCAGAGCCATAACCACCACCATGATTTATCTGCGTAGAAGTATTCTCTCTTGTAGCATAAAATGGGCTCATTTTGCCATACGTACCATCTACCTTGAGCTTGCTTGTAGAAACATTAGCGGTCCCTACGCCAATACTTTGGTTTGTCGTCCCAATATTGAGCAGATTATTATCCGTAGTCCCATATATTGACCACGTAGCACCAGAATTATTATTAGCATTAAATAATACATTAGCACTTTCGGCATACATATCGTAGTTTAGTGATGCACCAGTCTGTTTTGTAATATATATACCAGCGGCAGCAGTTATGTTTGTAGCGCCTTGGTTCGCTATATTCATACCGAAACAGAATGTTATGGCTCCAGTTGCAGTAGGTGCGCCAATACTAAATGGATACGCAATTGTGATTGCTCCTGTAGCATTATTGTTCTGTATCGCCGCAGACACTCCATAAGATGCTGTAATTGGACCAACATCGTTTTTCTGCACAAGGTATGAAGCACCGAGAGCAGACGCGAGTGTCCCCGTGCCCGCATGGAGAACAAACCCTTCAATACCTTTTATTTGGCCAGTAACATTATTTGAACCATTGAGCTGAACAGTGAAGCCCATCGCACCAATGAGCGCCGAGGTTGTATTACTTGGAGTCCATGTTAGACCTTGGAATGTTCCATATGAATCAGTAGTTCCAGTATATGTGTGCTGAACAAAGAATTTTGATGTTTTATATGGAGAATTAGTACCGATAACCACCTGCATATCATTTTCATGGATATGCATCACATCAGCAAGATTTATATCCCCCTTTGTAGCATGAGTTGTGGAATAGAGTGTTAAAGCATCCGCACTTCCAGTTCCACCATAAACAGTTTGACCACCAGCGCGGCCAAGTAATTTCACATAAAGCGAAGGATTAAAAAGTCTCTCAACACTTAAACTCATATCACCGCTACTCGGTAGGCACTATCAGACACCCAAGTGATCCTTATAGTGTCTACACTTTGGTTAGAAAAATTAAGTCTTTCTGATTCTTTGAGTGTTATATTGTCACCGAATGAAACGCCATCCGTAGAGAACGCAACACGGATATCTCCAGCACCATCACAAATAATGTATCCTTGCGTAGCATTGCGTCCTAAAGCAGCATTCACATCAAGCGTTGCAGGGGAGTCGCCTGTTACAAAAGAACTATCTTCAAATGATTCTGGCGTATCAACCAAAGCATCATCCGCATCAGAAATAATAGCGTCAACCTTAAGGCGTTTTGTTACTGGGTCGACTCGTAGCTGTACAATATCCGTGCTTGCATCATCCGTTACTGCCGCTGTCACACCACGAGCATTCTCATCATATTTTAGAAGCTCATTTGCCATGTTTAGCCAATATTATCGATTTCGTTCATAGCCTTCATAAGCGCACGTTTCATTGACTCTCGATAGCTGTTCTGTTGCTGCTTAACGAGGTTGATAGACTTAGCAGAAAGCACTCGGAATTCTGCTTCAGTAAAACCACGCGTGTCTCCTGCAGGGTCTGAGGTGGAACCTTTCTCAAGGCTTACCATCTCAACCTCTACCTGTATGGCGTATTTCTTCCCAACCTTCCATGAACGGATCTCTGGCAGCATGTTGTCGAGGATGCAAAGCTCTGAGTTTGCTTCCTTCCCAGCCATAGTCCCGCTAGGTTGGTTAATGTCGTACTCGTTATCCATTTGTTTGTCCTTCATTATTTGTTATATCTGGCACATCAAGACCCTGTTGCTGCTCTTCGCCTTTGACGTGAGCGAGAAGTATCTCAAGAGCCTTGCCATTCTGTTGGAATTCTGGCGTCTGCGAGTCAGCAATGTGCTGAGCAGTGTGTTCACGCGTTGCACCCTCAGTTGGAGGAATAGGGTTACCTTGTAAAATAGCGGAGTCTTCATCCTGCGCGAGTTTAACCCAGTCGTCTGGTGACTGTGGCATACCTTGAGGCATTGTTGGCTGCATGGGGTTTGATCCAGGGATACCATTTGACTGGATGTTTGCAATCATTGCCTGGTCAATTTGAGCTCTCTTAGCATTATCGATAACATTTCGAAGATCAGGGAAGTCCATACCAGCGAGTACAGCGTCTGCACCAATAACTTTGTTAACGTACAGATCTTTAAGCAGGTTGTATCGTCCTTGTCTCGTGTAGGCAAGTGCTGTTCCAATCGTTACTTTGATTCTGTTCTCAGATCCAACAACTGTTGCGCCTCGCTTCATCTCATCCGTTGCGTTCTCACCAACAAACTTATAAACAGAGTTCTGTTGATCAACGAGCTTGCTTCCGTTATCAATGCGTACACTGCGTGGTACAACAACATTCTTTGCAATCATGGTGAGTATTCCCTTACCAAGTCGCTGAAGTGCATTCTCTACGTTGTCTTTAAGGTCTTGTAGGTTGTTTGCACTCTTCTCTTGTAGAGCTTCAATAGCAACACCAGCAGTAACTCCCTGTGGCGTAGTTCCTCGGAATGCATCACTCACGCCTGATATTTCGTCCATGTAGCCTAATAGACGGCCAATTTGGTTGTGGATGTCAGGGGCAAGACCACGAGGCTGTAATTCGCGGAATTGGTTAACATCAGAAACATCAACAATCTCGCCGTTAATATTGCTAATGCTAGAGATCCCAGCTCCCTTGCCTCTCACATATCTGTTTACGTTAGCGAGGTTGTTGTATTCAACTATCTGTGACTCAAGGCGGTTGACTACCTTAGCAATAGGGATGAGGTTCTTGAGGTAACCTTCACCATAGAGCTCATTTGGGTTGTCATCGCTTGAGAAGTCGATAAATGGATATTCATCAAGGTCAGTCTCGTCATCGCGTAGCAAGTGTCCATCAATCCAGGATGCGATGCATATCTTAAATCCATCCTTGCTCTTCTTTTTGTACCAGGTCTCATGCAACAAAACAGTCTTGAGTTCGTCGCTCATGCTATCAGCTGAGTACTTCTTCTTGAGGATCATGTCCTTGTACGTGCTTGCTGCTCGCTTGTCCTCTCCACTTATCTCAAATTCCTGTACTTTCTTGTAGATAGGGTTGTCCATGATCTCTTGGAAGGACTTTGGAACCACAACGTCAATGAATCGACAGTCCTGTATGTTGCCTGAGTTCACCCCTGACTGGTCAAAGTACACATCAAACGGATCACGAACCCAGCAATACATCTCACCCTTCTGGTCATTGAGCCCGTATGCTTCATCATCCCAACCATACTGGATAATACCGATACCAAACTTAATAGCGTGTAGTGTCGCACCCTTGATGATGCGTGGGATATTCAAGTAGTCATAGTAAAAGTCGAGAATATCAGCCTGTTTGCGTGAATTTTCCTGTTCTGCTGGATCTTCAGTGTCAACAATGACTTCCCACTTCGGTTGCTGGCTTGTAGCGAAGTTACGAATAGCTCGGCTAATAGCGTAAACCTTATTAACAGAAAGACGCACACGCTGTGGTGGCTTGGGTGGGACTATGATCTCACCAGTTCGTCTGTTGAATTCGATATAGTGGTTGCCACGATAGAAGTTGTCATACAAATACCATTCCCAGTCGAGTCGTTGGCGACTTTTAGCTGATGCGCCGTGCCATTTCTTTAGTGTAGCAAGAAAAGCTGCGTCATCCCTCTTGTTCTTGAATACTTCCTCTTTACCTGTGAAGCCCGTAGTATCACTCATTTACTCCCTCGCTTCTTTTAGTGAGAACAACACCAGGATCAACGTCAAAAGCATCCTCAAATGGGGATGGTTCGGATATTGGCGCTGGCTTTGCTGGTTCATCAATGCTTTTTAGCGTTGCATACTCTGATATATTCTTAGCTGCGAGCTTCCTGTGTAGATCCTCGAGCATCTTGTGCAGCATATATTCACGGTATGCTGTGAATGCAAGGAAAGCTACAACAATTATGGCAAGTTCCATGTATTTGATTCCTTATATAAAAAAGCTAAGGCGTATTCGTTCGCCCCAGTTCTTCTGGTTGGATTTGATTCTACGTTATTATATCACGTTCTAGTACATATCGCCAAGTATCTCGTCACTCCTGTTGCCTGTACCAATCTGCTCAAGGATAAGTTGGTGAGTTGTCTTGATCTTTACAGGCTCTGTCATCTGGTATGTTGGTCGTAATGTCTCAAGTCCATACCTCAGTGCGTCCATTGCGTGATTAAATACATCTTCTGGATGCCTCCCATCTATTCTTCCATCAGGAAAACGCTTCCACATGTAGTTGCGGTTCTCTTTGATAATGTTTGTTGATCGTTTCGTTACAAATATCTTTTGTGACTGCACGTGCAAGATGCCATTGAGTATTGAATCTTTGCCCTTACGTGCTGGTATGGCTGCAACACCATACATACGAAGCTCATCGATAGACTTTGGCTCCGCTGAGTCTGCTACTGTTACAACGTCCTGGCCTTGGTTGAGTATAACGTCGGCTATCTGCTTGTTGGATAGTCCCTTGTTATACATAAGCTCGTCGAGTATGAACGCGTTGTTCCAGTAGTAAATGGCTATAATTGCCGTAGGATCAAGCGAATACCCAAAATCGATACAATACCGCTCTAACCTCGCTTCCTCTGGTATATCGTCAATTATAGGCCAATTTCGGTATATCTTGCCTTCTACGTCTCCAAGCTGGCCAAGTCCGTATACTTGCCACCAGTTCCTGTTTTCTTTGTGTGACTCGATAGACTTAACAATCTGCTCGTCCAAGGCTTCATTGTCTTTGTATGTGAGCGTAATAAAGTCAACGTCATCTCGCTCTTTTACTTTGTCGTAGAACCAAAACTCATTCGTTGGGTTCCAGTCGAGCCATATCTGATCTCTAGTACGGATTTCAAGCTGGTCAAATGTTTCGTATGGTACGTTGTTACATTCGTTAATAAAGAGAATATGGCGTCTTGGTCCACGTACTTTGTCTGGTTGGTCAGCTGAGAAGAATTCAATAAAGCTCCCGTTAGGGAACTGGAACATCTTGTCAGTGGCATTCCATAGTGACTCGTGCCAATAACCGTGGTCTTTCATAATCTCAGTAAAGTCTCGTATTGCTCCACGTTTCAGGTGGGGGAATGATTCAGAAACAACGCTGATGCTTGTGTTTGGTTT